GAACCAACGCCAGCGTCAATGGGCGCGCCAGGATGTCGAGGACATGGGCAAGCGGGCGATGGCTGTGGACGCCATGGCGGATGGTCCTCAGAAACAAGCGATCTGGCAGAGGATTGTGCAGAGCCATGGTGCGGACGGCCTGTCCCCGGAAGAACTGGATTATCGCACCGGGCCTAAGATGATGGCGGCGCAAGCTGGATTGTTCGTCGACCCAATGGAGGCTGAGGCCAAACGTCTTCAACTCGAAACGGCCCGCTCGAATTTGTCGTTGAACGCCCTGAAGCGTCAGCAGATTGAAAAAACCATGGCCGGAACCGGCGTTTCCGCTGATCCGAAGATCGCGCAGCGGGAAAGTCTGCTTCAACGCTATGGCGTGGACCCGTCATCGCCAGAGGGGCAGATGTACGTGTTCAACGGTAAGTTGCCTCCAAAATCTTATGACAACGAGGTTCAGGCGAACAAAAGAGCCGCATCCGGGCAGCGCATTTCGGAAGGACTTCAGAACCTTAACAAGATGGCGGAGACCTATAACGATGCGGCCTTTGAGAATTCGCTCGGCCCTCTCCAAGGATCGACGCCGGACAATCTCATAGGCCAAGGTGTTGTCAACGTGGCGCGGCTGATCGGTGAGGCCGGAAATGCTGCTCAAGGTGGCAACGCAACACCAAACGAGGTTCGCAACAATATCGTAGGCGCGACGGAAGCTCTTGCGGCGGCTATCAAACCGTTGATCCGTGGGCCGGGAGAAGGCGTATGGACGGACGCAGACCAAGCGCGGCTGGTGTCCATCGTCGGTGACTTGTCGCAAGCGAGCACCAAGAAGGAATACAAGCGCCGTCTCAACGCCGTTCGGGACCGCGTGAAGGCGAATTTCGGCTTGGATTTTGATTTTGATGCGCTTCGCGGAATGGATGAAGCCAATCCGCAGCCCCAACAGCCGCAAGCCGTTCCGCAGCAAAGCATGGCAAGCCCGCAATCCGAAGCTGAGTATAGATCGCTTCCGAGCGGCGCGCGATACACGGCGCCTGACGGCACCGTGAGGGTCAAGCCATGAGCTGGTGGAACAACGATCCTGTTGCGGATGCTTCACCGCTTGAGATGGCCAAGACAACGGCCAATGCGTGGTGGCAGAATGATCCAGTTGCGGACGAGAAGCCGAAAATTCCCGAGCAAGATCCCCGCATCACGGAGCTGCAGAAACCCGGCGTGGCGCAACGCATGCTGCGTGGGGTTCCCGTTCTTGGCGGACTTCTCGATGAGATCGGGGCCGCTGGCGATGCCGCCGTAAACTACGTCACAGGCGGCGCATCCGGAGAAGATTACGACACGGCTCTTGCTCGGCGTCGGCAGGCCATCCGGGAAGACGATGCCGCGCATCCGATCCGCAACACAGCCGAAAGTCTGACCGGCGGTCTTGCCCTGTCGGCTGGCCTTCCAGTTGCGCAGGTGTTTTCGCGCGGGATCGCTGCGCCAGGAATGATGCGCACGGCGGCGGATGCCGCCTTGAATGCCGGAGCCTATAGCGCGGCACATGGCTTTGCGGAAGGCGAAGGCGGGCTTGAGAACCGCGTGCAGACGGCCAAGGATTACGGAACAACCGCCGCCTTGACAGGTGGTGTTATCGGCGGAGTTGCCAGCCGACTTGGCAACCGGGCCGCGCCGACGCCTGCCAATTCTGTTTTGCGCAATGCCGATGAGCTTGGGTTTCAGTTGCCGCAATTCATGGCTGGTGGCCAGCCGTCACGAACGATGGCGGCCAAGATGGCGTCCGTTCCGTTTGTCGGCGATGATATCAATACCGCCGTGGTACAGGCCCGTGGCAACACGGCGGCGGCGGCTCGTAACATTGCCGATGCGACGGGCGGCGGCGGCGGTCCTACCGTTGCCGGCGAGGCCATCCGGGATGCGATTACGGATTGGGTAGGGCCTGGATCGCGCGCGGTGCAGGAACGCATTTACCGGCCCGTCAATCAGGCCATGGGCAACGTGCGTGGACCTCTGACGCACACCACCAACGAGGTGCAGAGGCTCGTGAACAACCAGACGGCGGCAGCCAATCCGAATATTGGCGCTGCTGCCATCCGCGAGGTTGAAAATGCCATCACGCAACCGAACGGACTGACATTTGACGGGATCAGATCGCTTCGCACCCGGATCGGTAGCCTGCTCGATGACAAGCTGAACCCGGATTCCCGCGTTGATGAAGCCGCTTTGCGTTCCATCTATGGAGCGCTGTCGCGTGATCTTGAAGGCATGGTGCAGACTGCTGGGCCGCGCGCAACGCAGGCTTGGCAACGCGCCAACGCCATCAACCGGCAGCTTGCGGAACGCCGCGAGGCTGTCGCCAAGGTTGTCGGTTCAAAGGGTGATGCGACGGGTGAAAGTATAGTTGATAGGATTGTGCGCTTTGCGGGCAGCACGCAGACGGGTGACGTAAGAACCTTGCATCAAGCACGCATTGCGGCGGGTCCTCATGCTTGGCGTCAGGTGGCTGGCGAAGCCATCATGCGGCTTGGCCGCAATAGCGCCAACGAGTTTTCGACCGATACCTTTGTGACTAAACTATCCAGCCTGTCCCCGCAAGGGCGGCGGATTTTGTTCAACTCGGTTGGTGATGCCAATGTTGTGCGGCAGTTGAACAATCTATTTCAGGTGTCGCAGGCTTTGCAGCGATATAGCCGGGCTGGCAATCCATCCGGCACGGGCGGCGTTGTTGCTTTGACCGGCGCACTAGGAGCAGCAGCAAGCGGGGATATGGGTGCGACTTTGACGACCGCTATTGCGGGCAGGCTTGCAGGCAATCTCATGTCGCGGCCCGCTGCCATCAGGAATGCCGGAAATCATGCGGCGCGGCGCGTGGCTAACGGGCCTGAATTGCAGCGCGCTATCGCGGCGACGGTCGCCAATGTCGTCAGCCATATCGAGGGCGACTAGGCTACAGCCCCCAGATGCCTAGCTTCTTAAACACGTCAACTACCGCAATCGCCATCATGCATGCGATGAACATCTTCCAAAACGGGTCTTTTGGCAGGTTTTTATTGTCGTTTGTCATTTCATCGATCGCTGGGAAATAGGAACGCAAGCACATGGCTGATGCAGTCGCTATCTTTACCCCTGGTCAACGCCTTATTGACACAGACGGCGTGCCCTACTCAGATTGCATCGTCTACTTCTACGATGCCGGAACTTCGACGCCAAAGCTGGTCTACGCAGACGCGGAACTAGCAACCGAGCTAGGCACATCCGTTTATACAGATTCGGCAGGCTACCCTGTAACATCATCGGGTTCCAGTACGAAGACGCTCGTTTATACCGATACAAGCGCTTATAAGATAACGATCACATCTGGCGGCGTGACGATTGCCGAGCACGATAACGTCAAGGGCGCTGTAATCTCGTCAACCGGCTCTGGCGAGAGCTTTCTAACCCAAGATGCTGCCGACGTGCGCTATATGCGCAACCCCAATGCTCTAGCCTCGACAACGAGCCTGACGAGTGGCGACAAGATCGGGTACTTCAACGCGGCAGCGGCGGGCAATCGGTATATTGATTGGGATGATCTAACAGCAGATCTCTTAGGCGAATGGCGCACGGCTGGATATATTTTCTCGGCTGGTGCTCGTGTTGTGTTCCAATCCGCCCCGCCCACAGGATGGACGCTGGAAACCGCAAGCGCCTATAACAATGTCGGCTTGAGATTTACGACCGGCACGCCTGGCACTGGCGGCTCTGTGGCGTTTGATACGCTGTTCACATCGCAGACGTTGACGGGAACGATAGGCAGCGACACGCCAAGCATCTCAAAAACGGCGGCGCATGATCACGATGTTCCTATGCGACAGGACGATGGGACATTCGACGCAGGCGCAGGGTATGGCACTGCACGTGATGCCACGACGGCGGGTAATCCAGCCACTACCACATCTGTAGGAAGCGGAACATCCCACAATCACTCACTGACGATGAACGCCTTTAACTGCGCTTTGAAATACGCAAGCGTAAACATAGGTCAGAAAGCATGACATTTGCTCTCGCACCTAAAGGCAAGAAGTGCCCTTTTACCGGGTTTTCTAAGGATTGCCGATCTCTCGTTAGCGCAGGGACGTGTGAGAACTGGACCCACATCGAGGGCCATCACCCGCAGACAGGACAGCCCGTCAGCGAGTGGGGCTGCGCCTTTTCTTATGCGTGGCTGTTTGCAATGGAAGCCGCCAAGAACGCGCACCAGGGCCGCGCCGATACGCTTAATCTGCGCAATATGATCTTTGACCCTGACGTCAGGGCGCGTGAACTCGCCAAGGCTGATGAAATGAAACTTATCGAGGCTCAGACATGCAAATCACCATCGTAGTCGAGGACAAGACGGTCATCTGCGACGGCGTGGCCGTTCCGCTGCCTGATGTGGACTGGAGCGTGTTCGATGGCGACCCGTCCACGAAATGGGATGATGTCGCCGCAGTCCAGTACAACACGGACAGCAAGCAGGGGCATGTCGAATACCGCACCATTGTGACCGGTAACGCGATGCGGCCCAATATCAGGCCCGGAGACATGCCGATTGATGAGGCCTATTTCAATGCGGCGTTCGGCTGGATTCTGGAGCCCTACACGCAAGCCCGTGATGAGCAGGTGCGCCGTGAGCGGGAAGCCGCAGAAGCCGCCAAGCGGGCCTCTGTGAAGGCCTCTGCGGACGCTCTGGAGACCTACCGGGCCACTAAGAGCGGCGTTCCTGTCGAGGCCGCGCCGCTGGAGGACGTTGACGCATTGAAGGCCAAACTTGCCGAGCTCGAGCGGCAGGTGTCCGCGCAACAGGAAAGCTTCCGCCGCCTAGATCAGATCACGGGGGGCGAGGAATGAAGATCAGCGAGGATGGGGTGCGGCTGATCTGCTCATTCGAAGGCTACCATAAGAAGCTGTCGAATGGCGATTGCACGGCGTACCAGACCTATCTCGGAAACGGGAAGTACGACATTCCGACAATCGGCTACGGATGCACATCCGGTGTCAAAATGGGAGATGTGTGGACCGAGAACAAGGCGCGTGACGAACTTAGAAAGGAGCTCGCCAAGCACGAATCCTATGTCACACAATACGTGACGGTTCCCATCGGGCAGAACGAGTTCGATGCGCTGGTTTCGTTCTCCTACAACTGCGGCCCCGCGAACCTGAAAAAACTCGTCTCCCGGTTGAACAAAGGCGACAGGACTGGAACCGCAAAGGCTTTCCTTCTCTATGTGAAGGCACAGGGACAGACACTTCCTGGCCTTGTTTCGCGGCGCACGCGGGAATCAGCACTGTTCCTGAAGCCTATTGCTGCGCCCGAAGAACCCTTCATGCCTCAAACGGTTTCCGCATCGGCAGAGCCCGTCAAGCCTGCCACGGCCGCTACGGCAGCGGGTGCAGCCGCCGTTGTCGCCACGCAGACCATTCCAGGCCTGCCGATTCCTGGCGTGCCGCCTGAGATCGCAGACAGCGTTGCGAACGTGTCCATCTGGAAAGACTTGGGAGAGCAGATATGGACCTTGAAGGATTGGGCGGTCTCGCAGCCGATGCTGGCAGGCGCGTTGTCGGTCTCTATCGGCGGGTTTTGGCTCTGGTCGAAGAAAAGGGCCGCCCCATGATCGCGTCCATCATTCCATTTCTCATCACTCCGTTTGGCCGATGGGCTGCGATCGCCGCAATGGTCTTCGCGGTCTGGTTCGGCTTTGCTCGCCATTATGAAAAACAGGGCGCGTCCCGCGTTGTTGCCCAGATCGAAAAAAGGATCGAAGCCAATGCGCAAAAAGCTAACGGCGTTCGCCGCTCTGTGCAGTCTCTTCCCGCTAGCGGGCTGCGCGACGAATACAGCCGTGATTGACGGCTCCTGCCAAGTCTTCCGCCCCATCTCAAACAGCTCGAAAGATACTTTGCAAACGCGCAAGGAAGTGATTGCGCATAACAAAGTCTATAAGACGGTGTGCGGCTGATGACAGACATCTACGACAAAGGCACC